TGGTTCTGGCCCTGTTCAGCCTGTTGGCTTAACTACAGCTACAGCTAAGACTTCAAACGCTGATGTTTACACTAGAGGTCAAATCGGTACTAAAGTTGCGGCTGGTGCTACTGCTATCACTACTGACGAATTAGTAGACGTTAGAACTTTACTAAAGTCTGGATACAGAGGTAACGCTTATTATTTCTATAATAGAGCGACTGAAGGTTATATTCGTAAGCTTAAAGACGGTCAAGGTAACTACATTTGGCAACCTGTTTATACTGCCGGTGAGCCTGATATGCTACTTGGTCAAAAGACTGCTGTATTTGAAGACATGCCAGACATCGCTACAGGTGCAATTTCTGTAGGTTTAGGCGATCTTCGTTCTACTTATCAAATCGTTGATAGAACTGGCATGAGTATCCTTAGAGATCCTTACACTTCAGCATCTACAGGTCAGGTTGTGTTCCACATGCGTAAGCGTGTTGGTGGCGGAATCAAGAACTGGGACGCTATGAAATACTTAAAACAAGCATAATCTGAGGGTATAAGAAAATGTTAAAAGACTTAAAAAATAACTTAAAGGTTGTACCTTCAATCCTTCCTGTTGCGGCTACTGGTGATCAAACTGGTTCTGTCGTTGCTTTGGCTGGATATGAAAGCTGTGTTGTTACTTTGACGGCAACTACTGCTTCAGTAGATGGCACGTTCAAATTGACTGAATGTGCTACTTCTGGTGGCGCTTACACTGACGTTGCGGCGGCTGATATTATCGGGACTCAAGACGTTTCTGTAGTTGAAGACGGGACTGTTTCACTTGGATACATCGGAAACTTAGGTTTCATCAAAGCTGTGTTTACACACGTTGCTGATGGTGTTGTATCTGCTGACGCTGTTCTAGGTTGTCCACATGTTTCTCCTACTGGAGCTAACTAGTAAATGAGTTTAGTTGAAGTCATCATCACGAAGCCTCTGGTCGCGTACCATGATGGCTTCACTAAATCAGTTTATCAAGTGGGTGAAAAGCAGAGTTTTGAAAAAGACTTTGCTGATAAACAAATAGAAGCGGGTTACTGTGAAGCGTTCAAAGAGCGTGAAACTAAGCCCGCTGTTATTAAGAAAGAAGTTAAAGCCAAAACAAGAAAACCTAGGAAGCCTAAAGATGTCTGATAAAGATTATAGTCACCTTGCTTGTCGATTAATACAAGACGAGAAGGGTCGAGTAGCTACTGAATTATATTGTGTAGAGACAGGCAAGCCTATTTCTGGTGTAATATCTACATCATTAAAAGAGTCATTTGATAACGCTACTAAGTTAGATATTTCTATTTACTTGTCAGATAATGAAGGTAAAAAGTTTGTTTGTACTAGTGTCGGTGACAAGTGAAAAGCAAAGTAAGCGTACAACCAGCGATTGAACCCGTTAGCTTAACCGAGCTAAAGGATGCTTTACGCATAACGGCAACTAATGAAGACACATTATTAACTCAGCTTATAACAGATGCTAGAGTTTATTGTGAAGACTATACTGGTCGTAAATTTATAACGCAAACACTTGTAAGCTACGAGAATAACCTTCTAGGCACGAATGCCGAATGGTTTAGCGGTTATCGAGTTGGCTCTGAATTGAGTCTATATAGAGGTGAGAGAACCGTTCAATTTGATTGGACTCCTGCTCAGTCTATTTCTTCTGTGGTTACTATCGACATAGATAACTCAGAAACAGCTTACGATTCATCTAACTATTATCTAGATAACTACGATAATAATATGTTTCCTAGAATCAATGTAAATGACTCATCAACTATTATTAATGTTTCGTTACGTTCTAGAGACGCAATTAAAATAACTTGGATTGCAGGATATGGCGATAATGCCACAGACGTTCCCGCATCCATTAGAAGAGGCATCATTATGACTGCTTCTCACTTATATACCAATCGCGGTGACTGTGACGGTTCATGTGTAACCAAGTCGGGCGCTAATACATTCATAGACAAGTACAAGCTACTTGAAACATGAAATTGTGTAGAAGTCATTTTGATGCTTACTGTGAGCTATTCTCACGCTCTGAAGCTGATGACGGTGGAGGCGGGCAAGTCGTTACTTGGGTTTCTAAGGGTAACCTTTACGCCTACATTGACGAACGAAATGCCAATGAGGTTTTAGACAGAGACGCACTTGAGACACAAAGGCGTATAACTATTTATACAAATTACAGAACAGACGTTTACGCAACCGATAGAATACAGCTAGACGGCAGAGCCTTAAACGTCACCTCAGTCACTAGAGTTGGTGGCGATGGCAAGAGCTCATATAGAGGCCAGTATTTAAGAATTGACACCGACACTAGCGGGTGGTTTAGTGTCTAGTATAAGTGTTCACGTTAGAGGGCATGAAAATCTTAAAAAGAAGTATTATGCTACAGCAATAAGACTGGGCCAAGTTAATAAGGCGGTTTTATCTGATGTTGCTAAACTTCTTAAAACAGATGTAATCAAGTCTATTAAAAAGAAAAGCTTTGGCGGTACTGATGTTAGATATAACCCACAAAGAACGGTTGTTGTATCGGTAAAGGGTAAGGCCCCAAACCATGACTTAGGCGGTTTAGTTCGTGGTATTAGATCAAGAGTTGTTAAGGGTCGTAAAGGTGTTTACAATGTTGAGTTTAAATCAACTGCTCCTTATGCTTTAGACTTAGAGTTTGGAACAAAGAAAATGAGGGCTAGGCCATACATGAGACCAACCTTAAAGCGTAACCGTAAAAAGATAAAGGCTATGTTAGCCCAAGGGGTCAGGCGTGCATTATGATGTCTTAGTAAAAGCGGTTACTCGCGCTAAAGCTGATGCTAATATTTCTAGTCTTGTAGGTACTAAAGTTTATAACAACGTACCTAAAGATACTATTCAACCGCCTTACTTAGTTGTTAGATGGGGTGATGCTGACGATATGCCAGATAAGAGTTCTCGTTTCACTGAGGGTGAACTTACTTTCGACTATTGGACAGGCACAGATGGGGATGTGGAAGTCCTTAAAATGATGGACTATTTACACGCTGAATTTAACGGCACTCCTTTAGTGCTTACGCTTGGTTCGACAAATTTACTGATGACTTCCACAGGATACAATACGTTCTTAGAGAGTGATGGTTTGTCTCATCACGGAATCATGACTTTCAACCTTCTAATAGAGGATTAAAAAATGGCAAAATATAACGGTGAGGACATGGTCCTCAAGATTGAGAATACAGGCTATATGACTATAGCAGGATGTATTTCTCATACACTAACGATTAACAATGAAGTTATCGACGTTTCAGATAAAGACTCGAACAGATGGGCTGACCGCTTAAACGCTGGTCAAAGAAGTCTTGCAATCTCATTTAATGGATGGGTTAATGATGGCGCTCAATTTGCATTGATGGAAGCGGCGGCAGAAGGCGATACTTTAGTAGACCTTCAATTAGCTTATGGTGATGGCAAGACTGTTACAGGTAACTTCCATATTGACAACTTTGAGTACACTGGAGAATATAACAATGCTCAAGCATTTAGTTGTACTTTGAGCAATGATGGAACTCCTACTTTTGCTTAAATAGATTAATATATGCCCAACCCTGCTAGAGCTTCATTCGAGATAGAACTCAACGGGACTAAGTACACGCTTAGACCAACTTTTGAATCGGTTATGGAGTTTCAAGATAAAGCAGGGTTGGATATATTTGAAGCAATAAACGAAGGTCTAAATACTAAAAGAACAGTCGCCGCTTTATGGTCTGGAATCAGAGGCGAAGAGATATTTCAAAAGTCTGGTAACACAACATTTGAAGAAGTTGGTAAAGAATGTCAGGCTCATGGATTTGCTAAATGTGTTTCTCTAGCGGTTGAATACATCTCAAAAGCAGTAGCAAGTGATAACCAAATAAAAAAGGAAAACGAGGAAAAGGAAGCCCCTCAAGCATAAAGGCTAATGAGGTTGAATGGTGGCGCTTTCCCTCCCAACTAGTTAAACATTTCCATATATCACCTACTGATGCTTGGAACATGACTTTGACCGAGTACCTCAATATAGTAAAATGTGATGATGAACACCAGCCTAAAATTGACGAGTCTAAAATGAGTAGTGAATGGATGGCAAACTTTGAAGACCGTCACGAACAGAATAAAGCAAAACGATTAGCCAAGAAAGAAACTGCTGATGTAAAGGAGTTTATTAATGGCTAAAAATAAGGTTGATGAATTAGTCGTTGATATCAAAGGCGATGTAAGCGATTTATTAAAAAAGCTCGATCAAGCTTCAGATGCTACGGCCACTACTGGTAAGAGGATGCAAGCTTCATTTGGCGCGGTCGCGTCAGGTGTTGGTGCACTTACTAAGTCTTTAGGTACTTTCGGCCTTGCGGTTGAAGGGGCTCAGGCCGCTCTAGCTCCTTTCGGCGCGGCAATGGAGCATATAAACTCTAAGGTCGGTTTAGCTAGAATGGCTGATAGGGTTGGTGTTAATGTTAAGCAGTTTCAAAAGTTAGCTTTCGCGGCTCAGTCCGTAGGCAGTGACGCTGAAGGAATGTCCGATGCTATCAAGGATTTAGGGGTCAAAGTAACCGATACGGCAAAACATGGAGGAGCCTTAACTGACGCTTTAGAGGGCATAGGGCTCAACGCTAAAGAGCTAGCGGCATTGGCTCCAGAACAGCAATTCTTAGCATTTGCAGACGCTATAGCAAAGGCCGATAAAAAAGCGGGTGATTTTGCCGCTGATGAAGTTAATGATGCGATGTATCAGCTGATACCTTTATTGCGTCAAGGCGCTGAGGGTTTTGAGAAGATAGGAGAAAAAGCAGAAGAGGCGGGCGCTATCCTCAGTGAAAGCGACTTAAACGAATTAAAGAAAGCTAAGAAGTCTACAGAAGAATTAAAAATAGCATGGGACGGTGTTAAGACTCAGCTGCTACTTGTAGTAGACGGGCCTCTCAAATCCTTTTTAGACGGATTGAAAGAAGGGCTAAAGATCACGAAGGCAATTTTTGAAGAACAGAAAAAAGCGACAGAAGAGGCCGCAAAGCAAGCGACTGTTTCTGGAGCCACTTCGTCGGGTACGGCTCAGATAGGTGAAGGACAAGGCTTTGAAGAGTTTGGTATTAAGCCACCTCTAAAAGGGGGAGAGAGGCAATTTGACCCAGAGAATAAGAGTGGCCTAAACGCGCTTGATAACTTAATGAACCGACCTCTTGAAGAATCGCTAGGTCAGGTTAGCGGCCTGCCAAGTGGCGAGGAACTAGAAGCTCCAGAGTATGAAAGGGGAGGCGGTAGCGGTAGCGGTAGCTTCTTAAAGCAGTTTTACGGTGTAGATGACGACCTTATAGCTGAGGATATGGAAAAGGCTATGGCGGCGGCTGAAGAGCTACAGGCGAATGTTGAGGAATCGCAAAGACTGGCGGCAGAGCTTGGCACACGAATAAAGCT